CAAAAATATTACCTGAAGTTTGAAGTTTCTCTTTCTTACCAACAAAGTTTTCATATCCCGAAGATTCTTTAACTTCACTCATAATTACTCCTTATATTTCCATAGTATAACACAGTTATTCATTACAGTCAAGTCAATCATGTAATATTACCAGACTACTTCTTTACCTGTAACCTATTCATAGTTCTAATAATCTTGGTCTGTCTCTGTCTTGCAAATTTCATTGCAACAGGACCAACATTATGGGTAAATTTAATACCATTCAAATGATCCATTTCATGAAGAAAACATCTTGCAGATAAACCATCTAGTCTGGTAGATTTTAGATTTCCATTTTCATCATGAAATTCTACATCACACCATTTAGGTCTTTCTATCTTAACATAAAATGCAGGTGCTGATAGGCAACCTTCATTATCTCTTACCATCTCTGGTGAAACATCAAGTACCTTTGGATTTATACATGCCATCTGAAATTGATCAGTTCCCATAACAAACATTCGCACTGATAATCCGCATTGGTTTGCAGCTAATCCAATACCATTATACAATTTCATGGTAAACTTCAGTAATGATGCTATCTTACTAATGTCAGCATTTGGTAGTTTACCTGTATATTCTGGTATTCTAGTTGTCAGAAATGGATGAACATCTGCACATATAGTAAGAGGTTCAAGTCTTTCATCTTGTTTGATTATACCTGCACTTGTATCAATTGTTATTACTTCACTCATTTCATTATCCTTGAAAAATTACGAACTTTCTCAAACCTTATTACGTTAGAAAATTTATCTTGCAATACATCACCCTTGTGGGATATAACAAATAGATTTACACCTTCAAGCATATGGAGAATCTTCATCAACTCTTCAGTTCCTGATGTATCAAGACTTGAATCAAACACTTCATCAAGTATCAATAGATTGGTATTAGATGAATTCTTCAACTTTGCAACTGCTCTCCATGTCAACATCAATGCCATGTCGATTCGTTGTTTTTCACCTTCACTAAAATTGTTATAGGTAAATGCATCTCTATGTCTTGACTTTATCGTTTCTTTGAACGATTCATCTAGATTGAAATTCACAAAGAAATCTAGCGTTACTAAAAACTTATTGACCAACTTGTTAATGATAGGTAAATATTGCTTTATGATCTTTGTCTTGATTCCTGTATCTTTTAACAATAAAGATGCTGCTTCATAATATGACTTCTCTTCTAAAAATATAGTCAAGTCTTTCTTCAAAGAATTTAAATCATTATTTAGAATTACCAATTCATCTTGTTCTGAAGTAGAAATTACTTTTGATTCTTGAAGTTCAATTATCTGCTTTTCCAATCGTTTGATATACTTATTAGTCTCTGTGATTGAAGTATTATTGGTTGCAATATTGATCTGCAACTTCTGTACCTTCTTTTGCACTTCAGAAATTATATTAAGTTTTTCTTGTTCTTCAAATAACTTCTTTTCTAATTGGGAAAGTCCATGTTCACATTCAACGGCTTTTGAGGTAAGATTAGCAATCTCAGTTTCTTTAAATTTCAATTCAATTGTCTGCCTACATGTTGGACAATCATTATTCTGTTGAAAGAAAGTTATATCTTTTTTGTATTTTGATACCGAACTTTCAATCTGTGATTCTAGTTTTGTAATCTTCTTGAGTTTAGCCTCAATGAGAGTTTTTTCTACCAAAGATTTATGTAGTTCATCGACTTCAGTATTAAGCGTATCAGTATCATCAATCAATTTTTGCACAATACCAAAATTGGTTTCAAGATCAGAATTATATTCTTTGACCTTTTCGGTATTATTCTGCTTCATCTCTTTGATATGTTTTTCTTGGATATCCGATTTTTGTTGTGCAAGATCAATTGCATATTTCTTGGTTGCAGTTAAATCTTTATTGTTCGACAGTCTATCTTTCAGAATGGTATTCATTGTAGAGAATATCTGGATATCAAGCAAGTCTTCAATAATAGCACGGCGATCTGCTGCTGATAATTGCATAAACGGAACAAACGAGGCTGAACCAAGAATTACAATCTGAGTAAAAGACTTGTAGTTCAGTTTAAGGATACTATTCTCTAATATCTCTTGGTAGTCTCTTGATGCCGCATCTTGGTTCAGAAGAATACCATCACAATATATCTCAAAAATATTCGGTTTAATACCACGAATTACTTTATATGATTTATTATTTGTGTTGAAATTAACTTCCACCACACAATCTTTATTATTGATGGAGTTGAGTAGATTAGGTTTATTGATGTTTCTGAATGGTTTACCAAATAGAACAAAACACAATGCATCAAGCATTGTGGACTTTCCTGAACCATTCTTGCCCACGATCAAAGTATTTTGATTGGCATCCAGTTTTATTTCAGTAAAGTTATTACCTGTACTTAATAGATTTTTGTATTTTATATCACGAAAAATTATCATTCAGCTTTTTCCGTATTCAAAGCCTCAACATACAATTCTCGCATCAAAGTTTTCAGTTTATCAGTTTCAACATTTAATTGAGAATTATCAATAAAGTGGGACAAAATTGTCATTGTATCTTCTGCTTGATCCACAATCTCTTGATCTATCTCAACAAGATTATCAGAAAAATCTTCTACGATGGATATATCCGAAGCACCAGATTTATATAGATTATCCAATACAGTATCAAATAGATATGGATTTTGTTTGTTTAAAACTACAACTTTTATATAGGTATCTTTCAATGAATCATAGTCATAGTTCTTCCAAAATTCAAAATCTTCTTTTGAATCGTCATATATTACCTTATGAAACATTCTATATGGATTCTGAATGAATTCTAGTTCTCTTGTCTTTACATCAAATACATGAAACCCACGGGGATCATTATAATCAGCCCAAGTCATTTCACTTGGAGTTCCAACATAATAGATATGTCCATCGTCTGATCTATGATGAAAATGGCCAGTAATTACCATGTCATATTTTGATAGGCTTTTTCTGTCAATACCATCGTGACATACCGAACCGCGATCCATCTCAAAACCAGATACTTCAAAATGTCCAAAACAAATCTGTGATTTGCTCTTTTTTATATGATCAAAAATTTCTTCTCTATTTTCATCACATATCCAAGGAATAACATCAACATTGATTCCTTCACCTGTGGGATCAATAGTTCCGTATTCATCAATAACTGTTATATTTTTATATTCATTCAGTAGAAGTTGTGAAGCATTTACTTCAAGGGTATTCTTAAATGAAATATCATGATTGCCAAGTAAGGTAATCATTGTAATATTCAATTCTTCCAGTCTATCAAAAAAATATTGTCTGCATAGATGGAGTGAATTGTAATTGATGTATTTGCGTCTATCAAACAAATCACCTAACTGAATAACAGTTTCTATGCCATTTTCACTCAAATACTTGAAGAATACTTCTTCATAGAACTTCTTGATGTAATTGTGAAAGTCAAGCGAATCACCTCTCATTCCGAAATGAGTATCACCCAATATTGCAAACTTCATATATTACCTTTTAAATCGCACAATATATTATGCATAAACACACTTAACGCACAAAATACTGTGCAGAATTACATATTATATATGGCAATCCAAATAATGTCAAGTGGTTTCAGGTAATTGTTCAATGAACTTTTCCAGACCTTTTGCTTTAATGTCTTTCTTCTTTTTTCGGTTTTCTTCAAAGGTATAAATAAATTCTGCAATATTGTCGTACATTTGAAACTGTCTGATATTACCATCAGTATCTTCTAGCATTTCATTTTCATCTAATATACCAAATTGTTCAGTTGCTTTATATTTGACATACAGTTGTTTTTTTTCTTTCATGATTCTGCGAAGAAAAGCATAGTATATGATTTGAGTAAAGTATGCAAAAGGATTCGTTGATTTTTCTGGATTGAAGTTTCTGAAATACATGAGACAATTTTCAATACCATCAGAAATCATTTCATCACGGAAAGAATATGCAATGAAGTTTGGTTTTCTGGATAAATGCTCGGCAATCTTGAGAAAACATTCACCTATATAATTTGGTATCTGTGGATCAGATTTATTATTGGTTTTTGCTTCATCACATTGTTTTCGGTATAATACCAATGCATTCAAAAAATCTGTATTGTTCACATAATGTTTCTTTTTCTTTTCTACCATGATCTATCCTTTAATATTACCGTAAATAATGCTTGACATGAGTTTGTAATGTTGCTATAATGCTTTGTCGCCGTTTGA